TCAGCCTTGCAACAACTAAATGAAGTATAGGGTTGTCGCCTCGGCTTGAGTCGCAGCCAATAATAATCGCGGTTCTTTTCTTACCATTTTCCAGGTATTCAATAGAATCGTTCTTTTGCGGATAGTAGCCGCCAAGTTCTTGGGCAGAAAGAATTATTTTGATGCCAGTCTCGGTAAAAGACCCGCCCTTTAAGTCGCCACGAGGCGGCGCATAAATAAAAGCTTTGACCGAAATTTTCTGCGAGTATCCTGAGACTACGCCAGTTTCTGGATTGTAAGTCTGATTCTGCGAAAGCTTAATATACGTTGCATTGATCCCGAACTGATTGATCAGTGGCGCGGGGATTGAACCAAAAATGTCGTCAACCAGCGCCATGGCTCATCAGAGTGGATTGCTCGCCCACCCACCATAGGAAGGATAAATTTGGTTGCCCATGAAACGAATACGATTTGGGCGGAACGCGGAATTTCCGTAATACGGATCAAGCTTTGCAACGCTATCGCGTGTCACATAGGGCTGATTGAAGCTTGAGTCGATTGCGTAACGACTCAGAATATCCATCGAGAAGGGCGGAATATAATCCATGCCCGTCTGAGGAATATCGCCGCCCTTGAACTTCACGCGCAGTGCGCCATTGCCCAGCTCAACTTCTTCGTATTGATTCGTACTTTGCAATGAAGTTCCACCATCATTTGCTGCGACAGCTGTATACCCACCGCTTTCTCCAAGAAATGCTGCCATATATGCAACAGCAATTTCAAAATCAATCGGCAGCTCGTCGTATGGCAAAACGCGCCCATCAACTTTCATGCGACGCGGCCAAGCAAGTGATTGTTCCTGCGTTGCAACAGTCCCCTTCCACTTCAGGGGATTGATTGTCATCGTTGCAGCAACAAGTGTTTGCTCTTTCTGAGTGCTATTAAGCGCAAGCCAGGCTGTAATGCCAGCGCTCACGGGAAGCTCACCGAGAAGGGTCGTGGCCCGAGCAACGCTCAAGAATGAGTTGGCGTTAGAAGCGCCAAGTGTTGATACAAAGGCCATCGACCCGCTCCGTTAATGGCTCAGCCCTTAGAGGTGGACTTAGCCTTTGCGGTCACCGTAGCTGCTTTGGGCTCTTCCTCAGCAGCAGGCTCCGGCATAGGACATTCAGCAGCGGCAGCAGCTTGAGCTTCACGCTCTTGACGCTCCTGCTCTGCAAGACGTAATCCTGCCATGCCCATGTCAAGTACCTCCAAATAGAAAGAAGGCCCCCGAAGGGGCCGTTTTTAGTTTACGCCAATCAGACGTAAGCCTTAAGTTGCGTGATACGGATGTTGCGGTTATCCGTAAACACTTTGCTCCAGTTGGTGCCAGTAGCAAGCTCAGCATTGCTGGGCGAGTTACCAGAGGGAGTGCCAACCCAGCTCAGACCATTCGGGTGTACCAGATAGTGCGTCCGGTTGATCAGGAAGTCGATGCCCTTCAGGGAATCGCGGTCGGTCTCCAGAGGAGTCTTGGCAGGAGCAGTCGCATAAGCGAAAGCACCAGGGCCAAAGAAGTAGGTGGAGTACACGTTCTTGCCAGAGCCGCTGCCGGTGCCAGCACCAGCATCAACAGGCAGGGTGTCATCCACAAACACCGGGCGACCCAGATAGGTGCCCTTTTCCAGGCGCTGCTCAGACAGGCGGGTGTCAAGCTGCGAGGTGGTGGAGGCAGGAACAATCAGATCCTGCTTCATCAGGGCGTAGTAAGTGGCCGAGTGCATGAACACACCGGTCAGCTCTTCGCCGGCATCACCCAGCTTGGCAATGGCGTCGATCAGCGCATCGGGGGTCAGAGCAGTGCCCGTACCACCAGAGGCGTGAGAGGAAACCAGGGGACCGCCGGTAGCAAACAGACCCTTGATCACTTGGATCAGGACTTTCTGCATGTCGCGCACCCAGTAACGACCGGTGCTGCGAGCAATGGCTTGCATCGGATCAGAGCCAGCAAGCTCAGCAGCAAGATCGCTGGACTTCCAGCTCTTACCACGAAGGTTGCGCACGCCGATCTGCACACCGCCACCGATGGTCTGAGGGGTCAGACCGGTGGTGTCGTTCAGGATCTCAGAGTCACCCGACAGATCACCAAAGAAAGGCAGGTCGATGGTCTTACCGCCTTTGTTGAATTCGGCCTGGATGGCACCATTGGTGGTCATCAGGCCAGAAGTAACAAGAACGTTGCGATCCTGCACTTCTTCTTGCTGATAGCCCAGGAACAGTTCGGGAATCAGCGGAACACCTGCGAGAAGCATGGCTTTTCCTCAGTGGAGAGAGATTTTTGGTTTAGTGCGGACTAGCCGCGAATTTCTGTGAGCGGAAGAGGCACTGCCACTTGCCAAACTCTTGTGCAAAACAAAGCACAGCAGTGTTTTACTTGGCGCAGATGAGGCACTGCCACTTCTGCTGTTTGGGGCACCGCCCCTATCTCGCAAATACTAGCGCTTCTTTTTGGTTTTGCGCTTCTTTGCGGTTTTTGCTGCAGCACGGAAATTAGCAGCGGTTGGAGCACCACGTTCTCCCGGTCTGCGCATCCTTTCATCGCTGCCAGATTCAATGCGCTCACGCTTTCTACGAATATTTTCGTAGAGACCGGTCTTTTTCTTTTTCATTTCTTAGGGCTCCTTTTAGGCTTGCGCTTCATGCCGGCTTCTGACATTGCAATGGCGATGGCCTGCTTGCGGCTTTTTACAACAGGCCCCTTCTTGCCGCCAGTGTGTAATTTGCCGGCAGCAAATTCACGCATGACCTTGCTGATTTTCTTTTCAGCCTTGGTTTTCTTTTTCATGGCAAGCAGAAAAACATGAAGCCAGTCTAGCTGTCACCAAAGTTCACGATTTGCCCAGTATGCAGCTGAAAGCTTGCCTTTTGCAATATTTTTGGCGTGACGAGCGCGGAAAGATGCACGACGATCCTTTGATCGCTCATCTTGTCGATTGCCCGCAGTCGTCATATTTGCATCGCCAAAACGAATCAACTTGTATTTGTCGCCCTCTTTCGCCATGACGACGCCTTTTTTAGTGGGGTGATTTGGCGTGCGCTTGGGAGAGTTTACGCGGGTAAGCCCGTTCTTTTTCATTGCAGTCTTGACGCGCTCGGGAACCGCCATATCAAGCAAGAATCTGCTGGCAGGATAGCGGTCAAAAAAATACCCCCTCCCCTGATTGCAGGGAGGAGGCACCTGAGTCAACCACGAAGCAATTCTACACTACTTGGCAAATGCTTTTGCCATAATAGGGTCAAGCTTTCCTGAGGCGCGAGCTTCGTTGATCATTCGCCGAGCCTTGTCGGGATTTTCCTGCATCATCCGAGCTGCATCGGTGGCATTAACACTACCGGTAGCAAATGGGTTATTGGTTGAGATCCCAGTCGTTGGGCGCGCTGGTGTTAAGCCAGAGCCCGTTGCGCCACTGCCACGGAAATACAAAGAAAATTCATCGTCTTCGCGTAAACGTGAAACAGCATCGCGAAGAGACACCGGATTGTCTTCTGGTCCGAAAACAACAGTCGTCTCGTCTTCAAGTAAGCGAAAATCGCCCTGCATCAATTTGAACAAATGCTGCGGACGACTGCAATCTGCTTTTGAGAGTTCATCGCGAACAAGCTGCTCAAGCTTGCTATGACGACGACGCTCGCGCTCCTGATTCGCTGATTCTTCAGCAGCCTCTTTTGCCTTGCGCAGGTCAGCAAGCTCTTTGCGCAGTGATGCAAATTGCGCCTTCATTGCCTCGTTCATGGCGTCAGAAGGAATCTGCCCAGCTGCCGGTTGCGTTGATTGAGGAATGGGCGTCGGAGTAGGAGGCTCTTGTGATTCAGATGGCGCAGCACGCAAATTAACAATTGCAGAAGCGATCTCGTCTTCATCGAGATCTCCTGTCAAATCAATGCCAGCAACTTTTAAGAAAGTATCGACTTGCTTCTTCTTGCGAAGATCGCGCATCAGGCCTTCATTTGTTGCTTTAAGCTTGACAGCTTCACTTTCTGCGCTATCTTTTTGCTTTTGCAGCTCGGCCAACTGGGCGAGCGCTTCTTCAAGGCTTTCTGGAATAGACGGTTTTGCCACGCAAAGTCAGAAATTGACTCGTCAAATAATAGCACCAGTTGCTTCGTTGGCTTGTACGGTCGCTTCCGGGTTTTCCGTATCAAGCCCTTCGCTCAGTGGCGAGCTGTTATCAACTGGTATTTGCCCGCGATTTGCAACCTCGCGCCCGGCTGCGCCAATTCCAAGGTCGCGGGCCGTTTCGGTGCCATCAAGCCCCATGTCATCAAGCATGTTGCTGACGCTGAACTCAGGCAGCCCTTCAAACATTTCACCCGCCTCTAGCATCCGCAGAAACATACCAATCGTGATGGCGTTGCTGTCCTTGAACAGGGAACTGAGCGCCATAACTTGTTGCGAATGAAGCTTGACAGGGATGAAGTTCTTGCTAATTGTCACACGCACTTCAGGGAACTTGCGATAAGCGGCGGCGTAAAGCAATGCTCTGTTCAACGCATCCTCAAGCGACTGCACAAGCACAGCAAGCTGCGAATCGCTCTGAGAGCGGTCCAGGAGCTTCGCAAAGCCGCTTTCCGCCTGCGTCTTACCGGTTGTCATGGCGACGGCAGCAAGCCTCTCCATGGCCGATTCAATGCGCCTGAGATTCTCCAGGGTGACGGAAGCACCTTCCATCGAGGCGCTCATCAGGTTGAATTTGGCGTCCGGGTTCTGGGAGAACAGCGCACGACCAGCACCCGCCTTGATCTCATCGTCGGGACGCACGCCCGTACCGGTCAAGATCGGCGAGGAAGTCAAGTGAATTGACTCTGCAAGGTCGGCAGATACTGCCCAATGATGCAAATTGAGGCGTGCAATATCAAAAAGTAAGGGGCGCCCTCGGAAAAATGCTTCTTTCTTGCCCCCAAACACGGGCACAAATGGAATAAACGGTACAGAAAGATAGGTTGTTTCTTCTAGCAGATACTTATCAACATTGCTAGGCGCATTCATCTTTGTGTAAAGACGGCAGCGAACGCGCTCCGTAATGCTCATGTACTCAGGAGTGTCGCTGAGTGTCGAGATTGTGTTATCTGCGAGAGAAACAATGTCGTATACACGCACTGCAGGGATGACTTCTTCAAAAAATTCGTTGTCAGCACTTTGGCGACGAACTTCAGACTTAACGCGCAGGTAGGTAGGAAACGCGCCAAATACACTTTGCGCCCCAATTTGTGCATTGAATACGTCGTAGCGACATTCAAGCACCTGATCCATGCGCATTAATACAAAATATGGGCGAGGATTGAGTAATTTTTCCTCAGCTGCACTCAAATTTTCTGATAATTTTGGATATTCCACCCAAATTGCAGCCACACCCCCGTCTAGGGCTTCAGTG